GCTCGGGCAGGACGTCCGGAAGATGCAGCGCGATCGGGTCGAGAAGCCGGCAGCAGCCATGATCCTCAATCGGTGGGAGGACGTGCGTGGCGACATCGCGTCGCACGCCCGGGGAGTCTGGGGCCAGCACGCGGCCAGCGACAGCGTCGCCTACGCCGAGGGCGCGAAGGTTCGCATCGCCCAGTTCATGGACCGCCAGCTCGCGGCCTTCCGGCACGAAGCCGTCGGCGTTCTGCGGACGGCGAAGCGACAGGCGCACGACCAGCAGTACCTCTCGGCGTGCTGGATCATCGACCAGGTGACTCCTCCGAACGTCAAGGTCCGGCCGCGGCGGGAGATCCACGAACGCTGGCGCGCGAGAAAGCTCGGCGAGTCGTGGGCTGACCAGCCGATCGAGAACGCCCCGGCCGATGAGGCCCACCCCGAGAACCGCGTCGAAGGCTGGCTGAAGGCGTGGGCGTACTCGACGCTCGCCGGGCTCACGATGGCTGGAGTCCAAGGCGACGAGGACGAGGACGTGGCCGCGCGCATCGAAGCCGCGACCGCGGACGGGCAGGACATCGGCCAAGTGCTCGGGCGGCTCATCCAGAGCGAGATCCAGCTCAGCATCAACGAGGGCGACCAGGAAGCCGCGGACGAGTTCGGCGAGTACATCGAGGACCGCGTCTGGCAGACGATGGAGGACGAGCGCGTCTGCGACGTCTGCGAGGAGAACCAGGGCAGGAGCATCGACGAGGTCGGCGACGAGCCTCCCGCGCACCCGTGGTGCCGGTGCTGGTTGCGGCTCATTCCGCGCTCCTGGCAAGGGCTGAGCGACTCCCCGATCGCCGGCCTCGCGCCCGGCAGCATGGCGTTCCGCGACCCCGTGTCCGGGGAGGTCGTGGGGTACGTCACCGTCGAGTTTGACACGTGGGAACGGACGGTGAGAGACTAGCCCCGATGGCCCCTCCGACCGCCGTCATAGAGAACAAGCCCGACGGGATCGTAACCACTGCGACCAGCGTTGAGGCACGATCGAAGCCCGTAGCCGTCACCCAGCTCCCGCCCAACGTCGACCCCGAGCTTCTCGCGAAGCTCTACCAGAAGTACGAGCCCGATCCCGGACCCGATCCGGAGTACACGGTCGAGGCGCACTACAACGCTGCGATCGCCAGGCGCTGGGCCGACGAGGCGAAGACGAAAGAGAACCCGATCAGCGGGACGATCCTGAGCGCCGGCCTCGGACGGCGCCTGCGTCGGGTCAGGTTCGCGGGCTGGAATCAGTTGAACGAGATCCAGTCCAGCCCCGCCTTCCGGGCGCAGAAGCTCCGGGAGACGCACGGGATCTACCTCCCGCCGAAGCGGTTCGTCGAGGACGAGAATGGCATGGACCCGTTCGCGCTCGGGTACGCGCCCGGGCCCGGAGCGCCCTCCCCCGTGAATGACGAGTGGCATCCGCTCCTGCTCGGCCCGTTCTCGCGCAACCTCTACCTCTACGACTTCCTCGATCAGGCCTCGAAGGCTTACGAGGGCTACAACCACAACCCGATTCTCAAGTCGGGGATCAACACGCGGGTCGCGTTCATCATGGGCGACGGCCCGAAGGTCGTATTCGCGAACCCGGCGTGTCAGGCGATCTGGGACGCATGGGTGCTCTCGGTCGAGGTCTATGGCGCGAGCTGGCACGACAAGCTCCGGATGTTCTACAAGGACGTCGAGGTGATCGGGGAGTCATTCGTGTACGCCCCGATCATCGCCGAGACCGGATACCCGGCGTTCAAGTACTGGGACGCGTCCACGGTCTGGGAGATCGTGACCGACCCGCGCGACATCGAGAACGTCTTCTACGCGTACCGGCAGTTCATCACCCAGTGGCAGCTCCCGCTGGCCGCGGCGAGCGCGACCGCAGACGACAAGCGGATCCCCGTGACCGAGTACGTGATCGAGCAGGTGACGCCGGACACCTGGCTCCACGTGAAGGCGAACGCAACCATCGGCGAGAAGCGCGGGCGCTCGGACCTGTTCAGCGTGCTCGGGTGGGGCAAGCGGTTCAAGGACTGGATGACAGCCGCGGTCGTCAACGCCCAGATCTCGAACGCCTTCGTGATGTGGTGGAACGTGAACGGCGCGCAGACGGACGTCGACGCGATCAAGCAGAACAATCAGTTTTCCTCCGTGCCGCCTCCGGGGACGTCGATCTACACGAACAACCAGGTGGTGCCCTCGCTGCTGCGGCCGAGCGGGGGCGGCGACCTCGGGAATACGGGCGAGAACCTGCTCGGCGTGATTGCGACCTCGCTGAACCTCCCGCCCGAGTACTTGGGCGTGACCGGACACGCGACCCGGGCGACGGCGCTCACGCGCGGCGAGCCCTCGGTCAAGGCCTTCGAGCAGAGGCAGCAGCTCATGCGCGAGGTCATCGGCTGGATGGTGAAGCGCGTCATGCAGTGCGCGCGGAATCGGGACGAGCTGCCGAAGATGGAGCCGAAGAAGGCGGCGCTGAGCCAGCTCACCCGGGCCGTTCGCGCCGGCGACTTTCAGAAAGCGCAGGTGATCGTGGAGGCGCTCCGCACGCAGGGATCGTACAGCGTGCCTCTCGACGAGTCCCACGAGGTGATCATGCCCGATCTCCAGCCGGAGGACATCGCGACCACGCTGAAGAACTACACCACGCTCCGGGTCGGCAAGGTCTGGTCGCAGCAGACGTACAGCGAGCGCGCGGCCGAGCTCGTCGGCGACGACAAGTACGAATTCGACGAGGAGCAGGACCGGATGGCGCAGGAGACCGAGGCCGGGATCCAGACGATGACCTCGATGCCGGTCGGGATGGCCGGCAACGGCGCGAAGCCCGGCGGGGGCCAGCAGTTCGGCAGCGGCGAGGACAACCGCGAGTACCGCCAGAAAACGAAGGGGAAGAATGGCGGCTGAGGTCGGCATCAAGTCCATCGACATCCAGGACGGCGGCGCCGACGTTCTCGTCGGCCTCCCAGACCTCTGCCACACGTTTACCGGGATCGCGGACTACCTGAGCCTGTGGTGCGAGCTCTACGGGCTCCGCGAGCAGAACATCCGCGTGGGCCACGTCGAGTGGAAGGACGAGCACACGCTGAAGTTCAAGATCACGGATCACCGGGGCAGCGCGATCAGCCCGCTGCGGTACGACCCGAGGATGCCGGAGACGCGGCACGCGCTCCGGGCCCGGCCCGAGCGGCTGCGGCGCTTCGTGCGGATGAGCCCGTGGTTCAGGAGGCAGCTCGAGCTGGTGGACCGCGAGGTCCGCGCGTACCTGGTGGCCCAGCAGCTCGAGCCTTCCGATGTCGAGACGATCAACCGCTGGACCGAGGACGGGCTGGTGCTCGTGCGGATCATCTGGAAGATCACGCCGGCGACGCGCCGGCGCTACATGACCCATCTGAAATACGGGGATGAACGTGCCTGAGCGATCGAAGCCCCGCTCGCCGAAGTCCGAAGGGGATGGGCAGTCATTCGCGCGTGGCAGCACGCGAGTCGTCCACGAGCCCGAACCAGTCGAGCGAGTGCTGTACGTACAGCGCTCAGGAGAGCCTGTACAAGAGATCCGCGTCCCGATGAAGCCGCCTATAGGCTTCAAGCCACACGGCCACGGGCGCACCTGATGTGGTGGATCCTGCTCGTGCTGCTGCTGGTGCTGGTGATCCTCTGGACGATCTTCGTGGAGGACGAGTGAGCGATCGCGTGACCGTCTACCTCTCGCCCGACGAGCTCAAGCTGATCCAGCTTCTTCGCACTGCCGACGAGGACTGCACGCTCGAGGTTCACAAGCGCGAGGGCGCCGTCGTGAACGTCACCCGGACCACGATTCACCGCAGGGAGTTCGAAAAACCAAGGCTGCGCGAGGTGGTTGCGGAGGGGGCTTGACAGCGGGTTGCGGGGACTGCTAAACCAAGGCGACAGTACAACCGAGCAGGGTTCATGGAGAGACGCGCCGTATCGCACAGACCAGGCGGGTTTGGCGAGCGGCGCGTCTCGTTTTCGTTCAGGGAGGTCAGATGGCGCGAGCGGTGAAACAGCGGAGCGTGAAGGACATCCTCGAGGGACTTCTCGAGCAGCGCCCCATTCCCAAGGGCGTCGGGTTCGATAAGTGCGTCGACCGGATGAGCCGGGCGTCGGGCGTGGATGACCCCGAGGCGCTGTGCGCTTGGATGTGGGATGAGGAGACCGGGTTCTTCGCGTCGGCCGAGCAGGAGTGCGGCGGCGAGTGCGAGCAGTGCGAGGCCAAGAAGGCCGCGATGGCCCGGGCCGACGAGGCCGTGACCTCGACGTCTCAGGCCCAAGTCCTCCGGCCCCAGAGCAAGCGGAAGGTCGAGAGCCTCGTATCCCTCGCCGAGGCCGTCGTCGATCGGAAGACACGCAGCGTGCGGTGCGTCGTGATCCGCGAGGGCGGGGGCAACAGGCGCGACCGCCACTGGTACGGGCCCGAGGCGATTGGGAAGATCGCGCAGCTCATCAACGGAGCGAAGGCCCACGTGAACCACCCGACCGAGGCCGAGGCGAGAGCGCGCCCCGAGGGCGACCTC